CACCGTTGAAAGTTCTCCAGCCATGTTTACCACTTCTTCTAATAAATTTCTTTGGTTGTTCAATACCTAGAATCCATGATCTTTGTTCTGGAATTTTATCTCTATCATGGTGACTGACCCAACTATTTTGATGAGAAATACCTGCTCTGTTATGCCAGTGTCCTGCCAACCAATTAGTTTTTCCTTGTAAAATACGACCATCTGCATCTCTTCCTTGAGGATCATATCTGGTCACGTAAACGATTGTCCAGTTATTATTATTTAAATTCATTGGAAATTCTAATCTTACATTAGTATTTCCTTTTAAATATCCAAATCCTTTTTCGATTCCATCATTATATTTAACATAAGAAGATTTATCAACTTTAGTTAATTTTCCTTGATGCATCTTAACATCTTTTTTACCTACTGGATCTTTCCAAACTCCATCTTTAAATGACTCCAAGTTATATCTGTTTTGAATACCTTTAACAACTTTCAATAATCCAGTTGAGTGCTCGTGTTCATGTTCATGTTTAGGTATAACATCATGTGTATGTTCAGGAACTCCTCCTTTTCCATGTATGTATCTATCTTCAAGATATTTTTTAACAGTTTCTATTTCAGTATCATTTAACTTTCTGTTAAATATTGTTAATTCAGCAATATTAAAATCTGCTTTTTCATTTCCATGTCTACCTGCATTAATATAAAGTCTATCAGAACCAATATCTCTACCACCATTAAATGTTCTCCAACCATGTTTACCACTTCTTCTAATAAATTTCTTTGGTTGTTCAATACCAAAAATCCACGACCTTTGTTCTGGAATTTTATCTTTATCGTGATGACTAACCCAGCTATTTTGATGAGATATACCTGCTCTGTTATGCCAATGACCTGCTAACCAATTAGATTTTCCACCTTGTAAAATACGGCCATCTGCATCTCTTCCTTGAGGATCATATCTGGTTACATATACAATGGTCCAATTATTCCTATTTAAATTAGTTGGGAATTCAAGTCTTACATTAGTGTTACCTTTTAGATATCCAAATCCTTTTTCAATTCCGTCACTATACTTAACATATGATGATTTGTCTACTTTAGTTAATATACCTTGGTGCATTTTAACATCTTTTTTACCTACTGGATCCTTCCATACACCATCTTTAAATGATTCAAATTCATATCTATTTTGAATACCTTTTATTGAATTTAATAAACCTTTTGAATGTTCGTGTTCATGTTCATGTTTAGGAATAACATCGTGGGTATGTTCAGGAACTCCTCCTTTGGCGTGTATATACTTATCTTCAAGATATTTCTTAATATCATTGATTTCAGTATCATTAATTTTTCTATTATATACAATTAATTCGGCAATATTAAAATCAGCTTTTTCATTACCATGTCTTCCTGCATTAATATAAATTCTATCAGAACCAATATCTCTACCACCATTAAAAGTTTTCCAATCATGTTTACCACTTCTTCTAATAAATTTCTTTGGTTGTTCAATACCAAAAATCCAAGACCTTTGTTCTGGAATTTTATCTTTATCATGATGACTAACCCAACTATTTTGATGAGATATACCAGCTCTGTTATTCCAATGTCCTGCTAACCAATTAGTTTTTCCTTGTAAAATACGGCCTTTAGCATTTCTTCCTTGAGGATCGTATCTGGTTACGTAAACGATTGTCCAATTATTCCTATTTAAATTCATTGGAAATTCTAGTCTTACATTAGTATTTCCTTTTAAATATCCAAATCCTTTTTCGATTCCATCATTATATTTAACATAAGATGATTTATCAACTTTAGTTAATAAACCCTGGTGCATTTTAACATCTTTTTTACCTACAGAATCCTTCCATACACCATCTTTAAATGATTCAAAATTATATCTATTTTGAATACCTTTGACAACTTTCAATGAATTATTTGAATTTCCTGATAATTTTTTTAACATTTCTAAATTGAAACAATTATTCTCTCCAAAACAGATATTCGCATCTTCAGGTAACTTTAAATCACTCCCTGTATTAAATTTATTTACTATTTTTTGAATATCTTTAATTTCACCTTCTACATCTTTAACATCTTTTTCTACAATTTTGATATCATTTTTAACTTCATTCTCTACATTTCTAATATTTTTTCCAACACTTTTAATGTCATCTCCAACATTATCAATTGATTTTTTTAAATTATTCTCTATATATTTAACATCTTTTTCAAAAGTTTTAATGTCATCTCCAACAGTATCAATTGATTTTTTTAAATTATTCTCTATATCTTTAACATCTTTTTCTACAATTTTAATATCATCTTTAACTTCATTCTCAACATTTTTAACTTCCTTCTCTACATTTTTAACTTCATTCTCTACATTTTTAACTTCATTCTCTACATTTTTAACTTCATTCTCTACATTTCTAATATTTTTTCCAAAAGTTTTTCCAAAAGTTTTAATGTCATCTCCAACAGTATCAATCGATTTTTTTAAATTATTCTCTTTACTCGAATTTATTTTTTTACCATTTTTATCTAAAAAATTAGTAGCTCTAATATCTCCATAGAAAGTTGTAGTTCCTTCATCATCAATTGTCATTCTTTTCTTTTGTTTATTAATATTTCCACCAGTATACATATTTATAGAATCTGAACCATGAAAACCTAATTGGTTTTTATCACCATTTAAACCTTTGTTAAAATAAATTGCATGATTTGCATCCCCACCTTCTATTTTTGCTCCACCGTTCTTATTTATTAACATGAAATCACCTTTTGCATTTAAATCTCCTGATCCAGATACACTGAAATAATTTCCTTTACCACCAATATTTACATATTTATTAGAATCAACACCAACAACTAAATCTTTATTATCTTCTGAAAAAATACCTGGTTTATTATCATAAGATCCTAATCTTAATTTTCCATTATTATCTTTGTCAGATATAAAAGATCTACCTCCAGTAATACTAATACCATCATTTAATGTTAATTTAGTTTTAAAATTAGAACTATTAATATCTTCTCCAGATTCATTAACAAATTTTTTAGCTTTTATAGTACCATCTACATCAAGTTTATATTTTGGGTCATCTTTTGATATACCTACATTACCATCATTAGATACTACAAGATTGTTATTTTTTGTTCCATTTGATCCTACAGATAATCTTATTTTACCATCATTTGTATTTCCTTTAATATAAAAATCATTATCAGATTTTAAGAATCCTACACTTGCTAATTGATTATCTCCTCTATCAAAACCAACAATAGTTTTATCCTTTCCTTCTAAATTTAAAAGTATACCATCACCTTTTATATTTGAAGATTTTGATTTTAATGAATCAGTAGTTAAATTTTTAGTTTTTACATTATCAGTATTTACTTCTAATGAACTTATCGATTTTTTTATATTAAAATCATTAACATTAATTTCTTCAGAATCTATTACATTAGCTGTAATATCATTGGCAGATAAATTATCAGAAAAAACTGTATTTCCGGATATTAAATTTTTTCCACTTTTCTGATGATTAAAAAATGTAGATGATCCATCTTTATTATTTTCATTTTTTTGATTTTTAATTTCTAATTGCTGATTATCAAATAATGTTGATCCCTTAAAAGTAGTGATCCCATTGATAATATTTTTATTATTATTATCAATATTAAATTGTGTACTTCCATTTTTACCATCTATTCTAAATTCACCATTCATATGTAAATCAGTTTTAGGCTTTCTTACATTTATACCAATATTATTATCGTTAATACTCATATTTTTTGGAAGTTTAACAACTTCTGGAATTTTGCTTCCGTCGGCTAAATAATATCCTTTAGCAGAAACTATACCATCTAAGCTTAAATTTCCTAATAGTGCTAAACCATCTTCAGATTTATCGTCTCCAGTAGTTTCAATATTAGAAAAACCTTCTTTAGATTGACTACAATCATTTACAAATTTTCCATTAGTTAAATAATACATATACAGAAAATTAGAAAAAATAATTGAAATAATATAATTTTTTAAAATTTATATTATATAATGGAAATTTGTAATAGAGTTACAAGTTATGTAAGAAATAATAACTTAGATAAATATTCTTATACTATTTTAATATATGATTATAAATCAGATGAAATACTAAATCTTATTAACAAAAAAATAGAAAATGTTAATAAAAAATCATTAGACGGACATAAAAAGAAAATTATTAATGATAGATTATATAAATTAAAAACAACATTAGAAAGTATGTATAAACCAGATGAAGAAATTAATGAGTTTATAATTATAAACGAAACTATTGAATTTTTCAAAATTACGAAAAAAGACAGGCAGTTTTGTAAAGATTGGAATTTTAGTAAATTTATGTTTATTCAAAATGGAATAGATATTGATAGTTATGATAGCACACATGAATCAATAGAATCATTTATTAATGAACTGATATCGATTGATAAAATAAAAATAGTATTTAAATTTGATAAGAATACATTTTATGTTAATCAAATAGATTCTACCAAAACAAATACTATCGAAAATCATTCTATTAATGAAGAACTAGTAAATAATTTAATTAATAAATACAAACCAATAATAATATATGGATTAAATCCATTAGTTAAAAAAATGTCAATCAATACAACATTATCAAATATTACATATTATAAAAATTTATCAAAAAATGATGTTATTGAATCTATAAATAAATATGAAATTAAAGAAAATCAACTAACATTTAAATCAATTGTATTAGATAATATTAATAATCCTGAATATGATGAAAAATTTTTGTTTGGTACTAAAGAAATAAGCATGGGATTAAATAATTATATGGTAAAACATCTGTTTATTAATCCTAAACTTTTAAAAAATTTTAATAATTCAGATGAATCTAAACAACTCATCTCAAATATTAAAGTTACAATCGTTCAACCAATTGAACCAGGTGATTATGGTATAATACTAAATAAAAATTATGGCGGTGCTATTGCTTTAAAATATTATTAAACTGAATTATCATTTAATATTCTATATTTATCTTCTGGTCTTTCTAAATTATGTTGTTTAGTATCATCTGTTTGAACAACTCTAGATTTTTCTTTAATTCTTCCTGGATCCTTTGATGGATCAGAAATTAATGTAGGTCTCATCCTACCTAATATATCTGGTAATTCTAAATGTTTCCAAGCTTTGATATAATCTTTATTCATCATATGATCATTTATCTGTTCATTAATTCCTTTTATTTTTTTATTACTTGATAAATCAACACTTGATTCACTATCTGATTCTATATCATTATCTTCATCTAATTTAATTCCAGCAAACTTTAATCCACAACAATTGTATTCTATGCATTTTGGATTTAAACAACCTTTACAACCACAAGGAAAACAAAACCATTGATAACAACAAGGACCACACATATATTTCTTACTTTCATCAAAGTCTCCAGTATCAATTAAATGATTAAACCAAGATATTATATCATTTCCAAATATAGGAGAAATCTCCATTAGTCTATTAAAATCTTCTTCTGCTTTACTTATAAATGTAGATGCATCTCTACGTTCAGATCTATTTTTAGCTAATTCAACTTGAATCGATCTTGAATATTTATCCCAGGACAATCCAGAAAAACGATGTCCTTCGTATAATCCAGCAACACCTATATATTGAGATATTGTAGATAATATTGCACAAAAAATATTTGAACCTGCAATTACTAATATTAGTAAATCTGCATAAGATGGATCAAAACTTGATTGGGCAAAATTACCTGAACCGGCCAATGTTGATATTATTATAACAGGAATTGAAAACCAAGCATTTAAACACCAGTATTTTTTAGCTGACCTATCATGCATTGTCTTAAAACACAAGCCTTTGTCAGCCCAATTTTTAAGAATTTTTTCATTTTCATCATTCCATTTAACTTCTTTTGGGAACTTCACATTAGATAATGCATCTTCACTATTATCCTTTCCATCTGCTTGAAATATATCATCCCTTATCATTATAGATTAAAAATATTACTTTTTAAGTATTTATATTATAAAATTGTATTTCTCTTAAAACAGATTCAAGAAAAAATAAACTAACTTCATAATGATACTTAAATATTCTAATCAGTTCATTAGTTAAATTTTCTAATCTTTCCAAATGATTATCTTTAATCCATATCGGCTTTGATTTATTTTTTGATTCATCTTGTATTTGTTTTCTTATTTTATTAAAACTTTCTTCAAATAATAATATTGTTTTTCTATCTATATTAACAACTTTTAAAGGAGTTCCTTTTTGTTTAAAGATGCTATTTTCTAATATATCATTTAAATCAAAAATAGCTTTCTTTTTTTTAATATCATAACTTTTAATATGGTAGTTATAAGAATCTTCAATCATCCCTTTATAAAAATAAATATCATCTTTTTCATGACAGTCAAGTTCTAACTTACTTTCAAATACATCGGCATACTCTCTCATAATTGATAAACCTTGATTAGTATTTGAAATGATATCACTCATTTTTAATAAAATAGTAAATGGACTATTATAATTACCTGATACATCAGTAAAATCTAAAAAAACATCTTGGACTAAACCTTGGCCACTTAGATCATTCAGTATATCAAATCGACAAAATTCCCATTCCATGCCTAATTAATATAAATTAGAAAAAACATTAAAAGAAATTGTTATTAATCTATATTATATGGATTTCACACATAATTTTTGTGAATCAAGATTAAACGAATTTAAATCTCCTGAAATATGGAATTCTTATTCAGCATTAGTAATAAGTATTATTCCTTTTTTATTTAAAACACCTTTAGCACACGAGTTAATAAATGTTAAATATTTATTAATTTTTAACGGAATTGGAAGTTTCATTTATCATTATTATTTAAACTGGCTTGGCAAACATCTTGATGAAATTTCAATGATATTATGTAATTACTTTGGGATTAATTATTTACTAAATATTTATTTTTTAAATAATACATTAACAAAAAATAAAAAAGATTTTTTGAAAACTATAAATCTTTATTTTTGTGTATTATTTACATCATTAAATACATTACCAAATTTAGACTATTTATTCCCAAACCTATTTGCTGTATACTTAATTCCTACTATATACCTAATATACTATATTTGTAATAATTTTGATATAAATAAACACTTTATATATTTTTCTTTAGGGACTTCTTCTATTGGTGTTGTTTCATGGATAATATCAGAAAATTATTGTACAGAATTTACAAAATACGGACATGTAATTTGGCATTTATTATTTCCATTTGGATTTTATAGAGTAATCGACTATTTAGATGGAAAATTTAATAAAAATTGCACAGATTTTATAAAAATTGATTTGTAATTAGTTAAAGAAGAACCTTAATTCTATATAATGAGCCTAACTAATGTTGAATACATTCAAAAAGAACTTGATTCTATTGTATTAAAAAACTTATTGCACATGTTCCAAAGAAGAAATTATATTAAAGATCATGAAAAAACATTTTTAACAATATCAGATTCTAATTCAGTACTAACAAACACAATTTTAACTGTGAATGGAGATATTGATTCTAAATCAGACAAAGTTGTTTACCAAATTTATAAATCAGCTAGTAAACTAAATTCAATATCACAAGGATCACAAGTAGATGAATTTCTAAAAAATGATATTAATAATAAAAAATTTCTGATATTGTCTGAACAAAATAAAAAAGTATTCAAACAATCAAGAGAACAGTACCCAAATACAGAAGTATTTTCTCAAAATGAACTTTTGGAAGATATACCATCAAAAGATATTATTCCAAATCATCATCTATTAATTAAAGAAGAAAGAGATGAACTATTAGCACATTTTAATCAAAAGAATTTTAAAAAAATTTTTGAATATGATATAATGAGTAGATATTATGGTGCTGTAACTGGAGATATTTTTAGAATTGAAAGATTTAATACTACTTCTGGAAAAGGAATTGACTATAGAACTGTTGTTTCAGGAAAATATGATATAATCTTTTAAATTAATAGATTGTTTTTTTATTAAATTTCTAAATCATTATATTAAAATGATAAAAGATCTATTTAATTTAATAAAAACACAAAATTATGAAGAAATAATAAATAAAATTAAAAAATCAAAAGAAATTAATTATAATTTTAAATTTAATAACGAAAATTTTTTTATAGAGTATGTGATTGAATCAAATAATATTAAATTTATTAAAGAGATACTTAGTAAAAATATATCAATTGATATAATTGATTCAAATGGAAATACATTGTTATATAATCTAATTAAATTTGATAATAAAAATTCGTTGGATATTATAAAATTGTTATTAGATAAAAATGAAAAAGAATTAACATATGGAGTTAATATAATTGATAAACAGGATATTAATGGTAGAACATGTTTATTTTATTGTATATTATTTAATAATATTAATGCATTAGACTTGATAATAAATAGATTCAAATTGTTGAATCATTCCAATAAAAAAGAAAGAACAGATTTGAATACTTTAGATTCAAAAGATATAGAAAAAATTAAAGATAATAATGGTGATAATATCTTATCATATTGTTTTAAAACAAATAGAATAAAATTTATTAATAAAATACTAAAAATTGGGAAAGATATTACAAGTGAAACTAATAATAATGGTGAAAATATATTACATTTATCAATTCTTACATTTTCGACTGATAATATTGAATTTATTATAAATATAATAAATAAATACAACTTGTTGAATCATTATAATGAAAAAACATTTGATGATGGATTTACTCCTCTCCAGTTATTTATGTCAAATATAAATAAATTTGAAAAAAATAGTAAATTATTGGATATTATTAAAAGTTTTACTAAATACTCAAATATATTTGAACAAGATAATTATGGTAATAATTTATTACATACTACAATAAAAGAAATGAATATCGAATATTTATCATATTTTATAAGTCAAATAATTAAAGTTACAATACAACAAAAAATTAATATTGATGGTAGTTTTTTTAATTTTACAAATGTATTTGGATATACACCATTACATATGTTTATTGATACAATTAGAAATGAAAAATCTGATTCTCTAAAAATAATAACAAAAATATTAATTCAAAATACTGATTTAAATATTCAAAATATTTATGGAGATACAATAATTCATCTATTATTAAAAAGAAATTTATTTATTCAATATTCAAAATTTTTAGATAACAAAGAAATCAATATATTTATTGAAAATAAAAAAAATATTACTCCGTTTGAATTAATCAAAAATTATAAATTAGACGATAATTCTATTATTATGGATACCATATATAAATCATATTATAATACTTTACAAAGTTTTGGAAAATCAAATATTCTTGCTTATAATTATAAAAAACTTGATAATTGGGAAATAAAGTGTACTAAAAATGAATTGAATTACGATTCTTGTATTAAAAATATAAAGGAAATAATTTTTTCTAAAAAAGATAATAGATCTATTCCTAAAGAAAGAATAGTTAAATATGATTTTGATTCTGGTATTGCTATTAATAATTGTTTTTTTACTGGTTATCAAATTGATACTTTATTTGGATTACTTTTATTGAAAGAAAAATTTAATATCAAATTATTAATAGGATATCCATTAACTGTTAATGAAAATTTGGAAAAATTATATTCTGATCTTGGTCTAGATTATACTCATGAATTTAATTTTAATAACATAATGATCTACTGGATTTATCAAAATATTGTTTTTCCAAATGTTTTTGATGAAAAAATAAAAATATATATAAAAAATAAAGATATTGTTGTTATTCCTATTGGTATCGAGCTTTCAAATGGTGCTCATACTAATATACTATTTTGTGATTTTAAAAATAATATAGTTGAACGATTTGAACCTAATGGTAGTAATCCTCCAGTAAATTTTAATTATAATCCTAAACTACTTGATAAAATATTAAGTCAAAAATTTATTTCTTTTAATTCTGATATCAAATATATTACTCCTAATGAATTTTTACCTAATATTGGATTTTCAATACTTGAGAATGTTGATAGTAATTGTAAAAATATTGGAGACCCTAATGGATTCTGTTCTGTTTGGTGTATATGGTACTGTTATCAAAAATTATTAAATAAAGATGATGATATTACAAATGATATATCTAATCAATATAACTCACAACAATTTGTAAAATATCTTATAAAAATTTTAAAACTTCAAAGTAAAAATTTTAAAACAGTTATTCGTAATTTTAGTAAAAATATATCATCATTACGAGATAGATTCCTAAATAAATATAATATTGATATTAATAATTGGATTTCATATGATTATAACGAGGAAACACTTATTAATATGGAGAAAGATCTTGTAAAAAATTTTTTATCTGATGATTAAATAAATATATCTGATTCAAAATCATCATAATGTCCATTTTGATCATACCCTCCTTCTTGTTCAAAACCTCCTTCTTGTTCAAAACCTCCTTCTTGGCTATCACTATCTTCCTCTAGTTCATCTTCTTGATTAATAATTTGATTTACATCGTCATCTTTTTCTTGATCTTGTTCAGATCTTAATATTGAATCACCTTCTACTACGTTTCCATAATAACTATTAACTTCTTCTTTTGTTGCAAAATCTAATAATCTTCCAATAACCTTAATTTGATAATCCTGTTGATTTATTCTTGCTTTTACTACCTCTATTTTTACGAAACTATTAACTGTTAATACCTCATTTGATTTTTTATGCAAAAAATTATCATATATGTCCCAAATATCTAAATCTATATTTTCTTTTGGAATAAATATCATTATTGGTCCATTAACTGCTAAAATCAAAACTTGATTAAGATTTTTAATTTGTACTACCAACTCAGTTTTTTCAACTGGAATACACATCCTGCAATGAAAAGACACTTTGAAATTACAACAACCAGATAAGTTTTCTGGTTCCATATCCATTGCTTCTGAACCCTCTATTCTATAAACTTCATCGATAAAACCATTTTTATTGCATTTTTTTTCTACTTTTTTTCTTAATGTCATTTTTATAATATTTTTAATGTCACTATTCATCTGATTAGGTTTAACCTGAATCTTAGAATATTGAGTTATATTTTTATAAGGTGATACTAGTAAACTCATTATATACTGAGACATCAATCTTTTAAATAAATAATCAATTTTTATATTAATAAAATCTCTTCCAAGATTTTATTAATTTACGGAGCAAACACATATATCTTATTTTACATGTCGGTTGGTGTAATACTAAATTATTCCCAATTTTTTTATATCTTTAATATCTTTTCCATAAATAAATCTTACTGCAATACTTGCACAAACAATTTCTAATAGATCATCTACCTGTAAATATTCAAATGCCTCTGCAAGATCTTTTAATTTGTCTATACTTTGTCTTATTAAAAAATCATTTACTTCTTTACCTACATAATTTAATAAAACATCATCTTTACATCCAAAATAACAACCTTCTAATATTGGTGTTGGTATTGATAGTTTTTCAAAATTATTTTCTCTAATATATTTTTTTAACTTTAAACTTAATCTTATCCAATCATTAATTAGAAATTCTTTTAATAAACATTTATTCTTAAAAAATATAATCTCATCAACTGTTGAATTAATACTAAATAGTTTTGAATCTTTTAATACTTCTGTAGGAATTTTATAAATTTTATTATTAATATCTACTTTTGAAATTATGGAATTATTCCACTCTAGATCTAAATAACATATTTCATCCTCGTTTAATATCTTGGACAAATTTTCATCATTATTTGAATCAACTTTATTGATTCTAAATATACTATTATCTATTCCTAAATCTTCTTTAATCTTCAAATATAAATAATCGATATTACTATCAAAATTACATTTTAATATTTTTAAGTTTTCTTCAGAATTTTCTTTTTTCAAATTATTATTTTTATTAATTTCATATTCAAAATGTTCATGATTAATATTAATCACAACTTTCATTAAAAAAATTATATATCAATTCTTTAGACTACTTATTTATTAATAAAGTATTTATTTAATAAGAAATCTGATTAGATCACATCAGATCTACAGATCACATCAGATCTACACTTGAACTAAAATTCATCGAACTTAAACTTTCTGACAAACTTTCTATTTTAACTTGAATAGATGGAAAATCTATATCTTCGTCATCACCTGCAATTATAAGATTTATTGGGGTTCCATTAGAAATATCAATTTCCATTTTATCTTTTAATAGATCAACTAATGATTTTTTCATATCTTCCTCTGATCTCATAAATTCAGCATAAATAATTCCTGTTCCATATAATATCATTGTAATTTCATTCATAAACATATCTGAATACTTTTTTATAAAACTTTCTAAAGTCAAATTTTTTGTTTCTACGAATTTCTTCCATGAATTTATTGAAGTTGAACCTATCTTTATCATTGGAGATTTTATAGGCTCTGAACTTATAAACAAGTTTGTTGCAAGATTTACAAATGTACTCCTGTAATTATCTAATTCACTTTCATTTTTGTATAAATAATATTTCAAAAGTTCTACAGTAATTAATCCTGAAACAAGTGATGTTGTTGTAACTACAGCTGGTATTATCTTTCCTGCTATTGATTTAGTTTCTTCAAACGATATTGGAGATATTCCATAATTTAATGCCCTTAAATTAGAACAAGATCGAATAAACTTTATGTGATAATTTGTATCATCATCCTTTTCAAAAACATGAGAATTTAAATTGAGATCTTTAAAATCACTTGTATTTATATTACTAATATCAATAACATCTGATTTTTCTTCTTCCTTTTCATTCATTGACTTCAATTCAGAATCATCTTTTGCAATCTTAATATTTTTAATTTCATATTTATATAAATCATATTCAACACTTAGTAAATCTTCTCTTGAAAAACAATTTTGATCCATTCCATAAGAATATAAAAGTAATCTTGTTGTAGATTCAATAAATTCTAACACATTTTCATTAGTTATATCCAATTCCATTGTTGTTGGACATCTTTTACCTTTGGACCAAAATAAAGTACCATCATTATTTAAACTATCTTCTGGAAAATTTGATAAAATTTGTATTATTTGATCTCTAAAGTTTTCCAAATATAATTTTCCTGACCAAACTGCAAGTTTATACCATGTTGGTGGATAGACATTATTTAAAAACAATTCTATATCCTTAATTGCTAATCCTTTATCATAACCAGGTAAAGACTCTAGATAATTATTATCATCAATATATTTATTTACATTTTCAGGTCCTCTTCGAAAGAAATCAAACATATCCAATGCATAATGAATTGTATGATGAATCTGATTAGGAAAATTCTTAATTGTACAAACAGGAAAACTCTTCTCATTTTCTGAATCACTGCTATTACTATAAGTTTCGGTTAAAAAAGGTATTACTGGCTGTGTATTTCCTTTCATGCCTTGAGTTCCACTTTCAAATAAAGGTTTCGTAAAATTAAAACATTGATCATCCATATATCTTCTTGCTGCCATGTTATCTAGTGCATTAACAACACCTATAATATTATCTTCCATAAATAATTTATCTGTTAATAATTGATTATCTGGACACATCTTTTGATCCAATGCTTCTATATTAATTGAAGAATTTAACTTTTTAATTTGTTCTGAAGCTACTTTACTTTTGGATTGTTTTACATGTTCATGACGAAATAAAAACTGTCTACTTAAATTTGATGTCTCTATATGATCTGGGTCTGTAATAATTAATTTACTATCTCCTTCAGTACAAAAATTAAATTGTGCTAAATTTTTAAGCATTTCACAGCCAATTGCTCCACAACCAACCATTAATAAAGATGAATTCCTAATATTATTAATATAATCTGAACCCATTAAATATTCAAATGTTAATTCTGGTTTAATTGGATTTAATGTATTCATTATCGGCTTAAATTTTGGAACAAGAGTATGGTCAGAATATACAAACCATTGGTCTAATGGTTGAAACTTACCTGTAATCAGTTTAATAACTTCATTACTAGCATATGATCCTATTATAGAAGACATGCAAGAAATCTCAATACCCAATGATCTATAAATTCTTCCCACATTTTTATCACTAAATGATTCAACTTTCAAATTCATATCGTCAGACCAAATGTCCTCAAATTCAATTTTGTGTGATAATAATAACCTCAATATAGAAATATCAAAATACTCATTCAAACTATTTTTAAGAA